TTATCAATAATCCAACTTTCAACTACCGACATATCTTTGATAGTTTTGTCGTGCATTAATGTTACATTATTTTGGTTTCCATTTATTAAAAATAATTCACTTGCTTTTTTAATAGTTTCAGCAGAAAAGAAAACATTAAATTCTTCATTTCCATTTTTACGATAAATCATTTTATTAGGAACTAAAGCAGCACCCATTAAAATTCTTTGCTCATTATTAACTTCTGCAAGTTTAACTTCGTATTGTTCTTTTAATGCAATAAAGTTTTCCTCAATAGCAGGTCTATCGACTACGCTAATTGCATCAACTCCATCTGTTTCTTTATTCAATATCAATTCAAATATTTTCATAACTATATAACGTTAAATTATTTATTTTGTTTCTAAATTAGACTTAAAGTATTGATTATTAACCCAATGTAGCATTACTAACTATATTTCTGTTAAGACTTTGAGCAGTTGTAACATTATTAGCGACTACATAAGCTTGAACAGGTGCTATACCTTGTTGTTGCATAACTCCTGCAATTTGATTTGCACCACCATTTCCAACTACATTAAAACTTGGAGCAGCAGGAGCAGAACCTCCACTAGCATAACTTGGTACAGAACCTCCACCACCACTACCTCCCGGTACTTTAACATCTAAAATTGATTTAATATTTTTTAAACCTGCTGCAACTGCTAAACCTGCATTTATTGGTGCAAGTACAGGACCAACAAAAGGAATTCCAACAGTAGCAGAATAAGCTTTTTGTGCAGATAAAAATGTTTCAATAGTTGCACTTGCTACTGCTGCTACTTTACCTGCAGTAGTTTGCTTACCTAATAAATCAGCTAATCCATTTAAAGTTTTTCCAGTTTCTTCTAATGCTTTTAATTTTGCCTCTTTTTCTAAATTTGCTAATTTAATATTTGCATCTGCTGCTTTTTGGTTTATATCAGTTACATTATTAGTATGTTGTAATGTTAGTTCAGTAATATCTTGACCGAATTTATTAGCATTATCTAATTTTATTTGATATGCTGCATTTTCAGCTTCTAATGCTAATTGTTGTTCAGTTTTACCTCTATCATCATTTGATTTTTTTGCCTTATCAATTTCATCTAAAGATTTTAATTCTGCATCATTTCTTTCTTTTAAAGCTTTTTGTGCTGCATCATAAATTTCTTGTTCAGCTTTCTTTTTATCTTCTAATTCTTTATCTTCTTTTTCTTTTTGCTTCTTTTTTTCTTCTTCTGCTTTTTTATTAGCTTCTTTTTGTTTTTCTAATAAATCATCGTGATGTTTTTTTGCGTCTTCTTGTTCTTTTTTATTTGCATCTGTACGTTCTTGTGCTTCATCAATTTGATTCTGAACTCTTATTTTTTTAATATTTAAAATAGATTCATTATGCTCATCGAACATTTTTTTATATTGTTCTTTCGCTTTTTTAACATTTTCTTTAGCAGCTTCATCATCTTGGTCATCAGCTAATCTGCTTTGTGCTGAAAAAAATAATCTTCTTGCTCTTTGTACATTTAAAAGTTTTTCTGCTTCTTCTTGTTTAGCAATTTCTAAAGTTAATTTTCTAATTGACTCGGCACTTTCTCCATTTGCTTTTGCTAAACCTAATTGTTTAGTTCTACTTAATTCACTTTCTACATTAGCTTTCTTACTTGCTTTTTCTAAATTAGATATTTCATTAGATAAAGCTGCATTTGATTTAGCATTTAATTCAGCAGCTGCTGAACTTTCTTGAAACATTTGAACTAATTTATAACCTGCTGCAATTAAAGCAGTAACTACAACAACTATTGCACCTATTGGATTTGCATCCATAGCAATATTCCAAAGCCATTGTGCAGCGGTAGATATTTTTTGCACTAATGTAAAACTTTGAACAAATGTTGCGAAAGTTTTAAAAGCACTTGCACTTTCTTGAACTGCGGAAATACCTTGAGATAATTCCATAGCTATCCCTACTTTTGAAATTGCAGTTTGAAGACCTTCGCTTTGAACTCCTATAACTTTCATTGTATTACCAACAACTTCAAAACCTTCTTTAACACCTCCTAAAGCAGAAGTTGTTGATTGTAAAGAATTAGATGGGTTAAAAGATTTTACTAATTTATTTGCTTCAGATATTTGATGCCCTAATTCACCTGCTTTTTCTGCTGCTTTAATAGCTTGTTCAGAAGTAACACCAAATTGTTCAGACATTGCTAAAACTTCTTTTTTAGCTTCTCTTAATTGGGATTTTAAACTACCAACAGATTTTTCTGCTTGGTCTATATTAGTTTGTAAGTCTAACGTTACTACTTTAGTTTCTGCCATTTTTTATAATTCTTTTAAGTTGTTTAAATCCTTGTTTCCACGTTTTTGGCATTTGATTTTTACCCTTTGCAATTTCTATATTTTCAGAAACTCCATAGTGTTCGTGTAGTTGTAGTAATTCGATAATATTTTTAAGCATCTTGTATAATATTTATAAATTGTGAAACTCTCGGATTGCTATATTGTACTTCAATTTGTTTAAATGCAACATCTCCTGTTGTATTTGCATCTATTGAAATTTTAAAAGTTTGGTCTGTTGTTACATTTTCATATAAAGTACTACCAAAAACTATATTATATTTTTCACTATTTAATTTTAAAATAGTAATTTCTAAATCTTGAGCAGTATTATCAATATTAAAAAATTCTTTAAGTGCAAATTTTCCGTGTCCTGTTGAATTACTTGCAACTTCTCTGAAATCTGAAATCAACTCTAAATCTACTTCTCCTGTAGTTAAATCTGTTGTAAATTGATTTATGATATATTTTTTATCTTTATAGATTAATTTATCATTTAATTGAATATCTACTAATTTAGTAATTGGAAACTTTGCTTTTAATTTTATTACTCTACAATGAATATTATAAATTCCACTAATATAATTTTGATACCAAAGTTTAAATAATGAATTTGAAGTTAGATTATTTAAATTCCAACTTGATTGTTCCTCTCCAAAGTTTAAACTTGCTATATCATTATTTAAAAATAATTCATTTGAAAATCTTTGATATTTAGTTAAGTTATTATATCCAGTTCCATCATATAATTTAATTGGAGGTGAAAGTTCTACCATATTATTTTTAAACATTAATATTGGCTTTGGCTTATATGGTTTTAAATCTTTATCAATTAAAGAAGTAGTTTGAAAATCTCCAGTAGTTGAACGTTCCCACATTATATCCTCAAATGGAGATTTAATTTCATAAGTAGAACTTTCATTTGATAAATTATTCTCATATAATAAATCTCCATAATCATATCCACGATTAAAAGTATTTCTAAAATAATTATTTAAAATATTAGTTGAACTTTCGTGTGAAAAAATTAATTTTTTAAATAGTTTAGTTCGGTCAATATCTACGCTATCATTTATTACATAACTATTAATATCAGTATATTTTCCGTATGAATAGAAAAACTCTAAAGGTTCTAAATTAAAAGTAGTTTCATTAGTTGCAATAATAGTAAGATTAAAAAGTTTAATCATTCCATTAAAAAAATCAACTATTTTCATATCAGGAATATAATCTTTAATATTTATTACTGCAGTAGTAGATTGTGTAGAGCATATAACTATAAAAGTTAATGAACTAAAACCACTAGAATAAGTATAATAAGATTTTATAATTTTTATTTGGCTTGTAAATGTTAAAGGTATTATACTTTCTATTTCAAAATAAAAAGTATTAATATACCATTCATAATTTTGTGTTATTTGAATATTTATATCAGAATTTCCAATTAAATTATCAAAAATTTGAAATAAACTACCATCTATTTTTCTAATTTTTAAACGATAATTAATACTTGTATCTGTTGGAGTAATTATAATATTCAAATTAGTATTTGTTAAATTTGCTTGATATAAATTAGGAGTAAAAGTATTATTACTTAAATTTATATCTGTTAAAGTTGGTGTACAACTTGTAAAATCAATTCTAACTGGAGCTGTATAAGTTTCTAATTTTTCTACATTCTTTCCATATAAATAAAGTTCATTCCAATATGAAGTATTAAATAAAGTACTTGTAAAAGTTATTCCATATTTATTTTGTATAAACTCAAATACTTTACTTACAGATATTGCTGGAAACAAATCAGTATAAACTATAGAAGTTTCAAGACTTGAACCTATAGAAATATCATTAACTCCACCTGTTAAAAATTCATATTTATGTTTATTACCTACTAAAGGATAATAAACGCCATCAGTAGTTGTTCCGACAATTCTATTTTTAATCTCTGTAGCAGTATATGGATGATTAAGTGAACTATAATCTAATATAGAAAGTTTATCTTCTTTAAATAGGTCTTTAATTTGTTTTACCTTTCCGTAAAAAGTAATTGAAAAGCTTTCAACTTTATTATTTTTTTCATTTGCTTTTTCAATTTGTATTTGACCTTTTTTAAATGGAATAGTATTTATTTCTATTACTGCATCATATCTTATGCGTTGGTCAAATCCCTCATTAATTCCGCTTTCATTCCAATAATTAAAAATTATATTATTATTCTTTGAAGCAGGAATAGTAAAACTTTGAGTATATTCTGTAAATACTTTAGATAAATCATTAATATTTTGTATAGAAGAAGTAAGACTAATCTTTTCATCTTTAAATAAATCAATTCTTTTATATTCAGTACCAATTTTTATGTAAATTTCTACGCTTGTCATTATACTACGTTATTAATTAATGCACTTGCAACTTCAAACTCTAACTCATAGTTAATTACCTTTTCGTTTAAATGCGTTTTCATTAGCATAGATGAATTTTTTAAAGTAACAGCATATTCTACTAATTTTTCTTGAATACCACTATAATCAATTAATTCATAGTAACTCAATAATAAATTTTCAGAAAGCATTATATCTAAAATATTTTCTTTTTCATTTTCTTCTATCCAACCAGTGTTACATTTAATTGTTTTAGTTCCATTTTTATTAAATATTCTTTTCTGTCCTAAACTTTGATTGTATTCAGGATAACTTATAAAAGTATTTGTATTATATTCTGAACCTTTTACCTCAATATTTTGAGTACTATTTTTAAATAAAGTTAAATTTTGTAAACCACCTTTTCTATTTATATATTTTAAATTTAAAGGAGTATATTTTGGTTCGCATAGATTAAATAAATTTATGCTAAATAATGGTACATACTCATCTAAATCTAATCTACTTATTGTAAATGAATTATTATTTTCATAATGTGCATTATCTATAGACATTGGTATTCTTGCGTAATAATATTTATCATTATTAGTTATTGTAATATTAGTTATATAACTATTTGAATTATATGTTATAACATATTCATCATGATTACCATTAAAATCAAAAATAACATCAATAGTAGGAATATTTTTTTCTTCAAAATCTCCATCTATATTGTTTCTATTATAATTTATAGATTTATTTTTATAAAAATTATTATATAAAATATAATATTTACCTATAATAGGTAATAAAGTTGTATTATAATTATTATAACCATTAACCCCTATAAATTCAAAAGTATCTAAATGATAAATTGTACTTCCTAAATAATAATAAGGCGTTATATTTACTTTTACTGCAGCTAAACTTGTTTCTAAAGTATTTAAAATATCATAAATGAAAGGACTTATATTATAATAATTAATATAATTATCTGGACTAAATGCAAGTTTGCTAATAATTTTAGACAATAATAAATTGTCATCAAAATCAAAAATTTCTATCTTTAATTCTGTTGAAGTTTGATGACTATCTCCATCAATATCAATTATTTTAGGACTTCTGCAATTAAATATATTCATTATTTTATATCTTTTAGTGAGTATTTCATTAAATCTTCTACATCTAAAGCAAATTGATTTATTAAATCTTCATCAATGTATTTTTTATATCCTGCTTCAAATGGTTTAGTAAAAAATAAACTTGGTCTTAAACCTTGCAATGCTATACTTTTTGCTAATGCAAATTTTATTCCTTCTCTATTTGTAAACTTTCCACCTTTACCTCTTGGTGCTATTCCTTTTCTAATTGCCCATTTATCCAACACTTTAGTTGGTATCATTTTACTTTTAAACTTAAAAGGACTATTTGGGGCTTTTTGTATTCCTCCTTTAATTCCTGAAGGATTTGAACCTTGAACTCCTTTATCTTGAAATTGCCCATAAATAGACATATCAAAATCTAATTGAAAACTATTAGCAGAAACTTTTACATTACCTGTAATGCTATCATAAAGTTGTTTAGAAGCATTTTTATTATCTTTAGTCAAGTTACTGCGTGATTGTTGTATCACATAATCTCTAAACTTTTCTAAAGTTTTTTGTGTATGTTCTAAATTTACCATTAACAGATAGTCATATTATTTGCCGTTTCAATTCCAAAAGTCAAAGTCCAACCAACTATTTTATTTTCAAATCTATCACTAAATGCTTCATAGTTTACCGAACCATTCAATCTATATCCTAAATCATAAAGTTCACCACGACGCAAAGAAGTTAATAATCTGTTACCTACTTCAAATTGAGTATTTAAAATATCTGCTTCATTATCATTGTTATAAAATAAATCATAAGGTTCTTCTTTATTTATATCGCAAACATCCATAAGTAAAACAGAAACATTAAAGATATTTGTATTTCCACTTTCGCTTTGTGCTGCTGTATTTATAATAATATGACCTAAAGGAAATATAGTTGGCTTATTAATATCAACGTTAAAAATATCACCTTGTGAAACATTATTAATTATTCCATCTTTTAAAAGCGAATATTTTAATACTTCCGTTATTTTATAATAATTATTCATTTTTCTTTAGCATTGATTGTTCTATTTCTATTTTTTCCTTTTCAAATGTTAAAAATGTGAGGCAGGTAATAAGGTTAAGTCTTGAAACTTCATCAAATCTTCTAACATCAGCTTGACTGAGAGCATAGAAAGAGCTATACCATCCCCATTTATTTCCGAATTGTGCTTGTCTATTAAAGCTTTCACCTGTGGATTCTGTTCCAAATAATTCAGTGAACTGATTAATAATTCGTTGCTTAAATTGTAAAAAAAAACCATTGCACCAAATACTACATCCATTGGCATAAACTTCATTACATCGCAATAGGTTATACTTCCATTGTATGGTTCAATAAGATATTTATTTTTACTTTTATCTATAATAGGTCTATATAATACTGCCATAGCATTATGCATCTTATCTATCTTACCAAAGTAAGTATCTAAATCGCTAAACTCCCCTAAACTAATTTCATCTAAATTTGGTATAAATCCAAAGTTAGTATTGCCAAGTTTGAATATAGTTTGTAGTTTATATTCTTTAGTAAACATTTCATTTATGCTTTGAGTAATTTCATTTACATCTTTTAATGACATATTAGAAGCAACATCTAAAGCTATTCCGCAGAATATCTCCAGCATTTTTAATTGTAAAAAATTTCCCTCCTCATTCTTTTCAGATATAGAAATAAATCTTTGGTATTGTTCCAAAGTTATTTCATTTAATGAAGTAGGAATTGTGATTTTAACTTTCATAATTATATAACGTATTTAATTGTTTTTTGTATTACGACTAATAAATAAAATAACTTCCTTTGTTTGGATTTGACAAATTGAAAAATACATTATATCGTATAGCATCTATTGCGTGATTAAAATTATCAATTACTAATCCGCTTTTCTTATCTGAATAAATGTAGTTGTTTAATTCCTTTGCTATGTTTATAGATGATTGTTCAACTATTAATTCATAATCTTGCATTAAAGCTATTCCTGCAGATATACTTCCAGCTCCTTTTTCAGTTGCTTTAATATTACAACCATTGTTTTGCATCTCTGTAATTAATCTTGGTTCAGCACTATCTGCTATAATTAATCTATCACCACAAACTCGTTTATTAATTTGTGATATTTCAGAAGTAGTTAATTTAGGTTTGTAAAGATGCTCAAATAAATAAATCTTCTTTTTGCTTTTGTCTATTGCAACTTCTATTAAAGTAGTAGGATCAATGCTAAATCCAAAATCTTGACCAAAAGAAGTTTGTAAATTATCAGGGTTAAAAGTTCCAAAACTCCAATTTGTAAATACAACTCCTTCAGCTTTATCTAACCATCCACCTAAAATAACGTGCTGAAATTTTTTAGGATTGTTTTTCTTTGTAAGTTCGATTTGATTTATAAAACTTTCAGATAAGTTTTCTTTGTTGTCTAAATATGTAGTATGAATATAAGAAGTATCTCCATTTATTAAATTACTTCCCTCTGCTATTCCTTTGCTCTCGTAGAAGCGATTATAAATAAAATGTTCTTTTGTAGTTGGATTGAGTATAAGTATAACTCTATTTTGTTTTTGTTGGTGTCGGATTGACAAATCTATTTTATCGAATATACTTTCATCTACTAATTCCTCTGCTTCATCTAGTACCCAAGTAGTAACTCCTGAAATAGATTTAAGATTTGCAGTTTGAGTTCCTGAACTTGTTTTAATACCTCGAAATATTATTTTACTTCCAGTTCTTAAATTTATAATTTCATCTTTAGTAATACTAAAATCGTGATGCAAATCTGCAGTTTCAATCTTATCTATAAATTCAGGAAT